AGATAACACTTGTAAATCTGTGACTTGCTCACCTGCCTTTTTATTGGCATCGGTCATTACCTCATTCAGATTTGCAAGATTAGCGGCAGCAAGTTTTGCAGCATCACTTGATTTATTTAAGCCAGTAAAGAACTCAACTATATAAGGTTCAATCTCTGCAAAAGCAGTTATAGCCAGTTGCATAACTCCCGCTCCTGCCATGTAAAGTAACCTACGACTGAAATTATTTATTTCCCTGGCCGCAATCTGGTAAGGATCCGTTGACCTTGCAATTGCTGAAGCTAATCGTTGTTGTCCAATGGTGGCACCCCCGGACACTGCGGTCATTTTAGACATTGCAACCGTAGCGTTTTCCGTACTCAGCGCCTCAGCGTCGGCTTGACTGGCAAGTACCTTCATAGAGGCTTGCAATTCCTGAACCTTACCATTGTAAATAGATACCAGTTCCGGATTTAATGAATTTTTTGCAGCTCTTTGAAACTGTGCCATTTTAGCCGCCATTTCATCAAAAGCGACACCTGCATCCTTTGAGGATGATACCGTTTTTCCCAGCTCACCCTGAACAACTTGCAAGGCAGATCTCGCGTCATCCACATTGCCGGTAACAACTATTTCTAATGGAGTGCTCATTTCTTATTTTTCAAATCATTTAAAATTTTCTTTCTTAACTCTATCGGAGTTGACCCCCACGATGGAGTTTCCATTTCTTCACCCTTAAAAGATGGCCAGAAATCTTCAAAATCTTCACTCTTTACGAATCCAGCGCTTGCAGCCTGTGCTACTTTTCTCCATATCATTATGTCTTGCTCCTTATTATCAAAATAGCCCTTGCAAGCATAATAAAACTCGCAAGGGCTACTTGTATAATATTCGTAAGGCGACCAACCTAAACGGCCAAATGCTATTTCAAGGCATTGCGCTTCGTACTCTTTGTGACTAATTTTTTTTTACCTTCTTCCACCTCTGGAAGTAAATTTTTATAGGCTTGTGTTTCCTGAAAAGTCTTAATTACTTCTAAGATCGTTTCCGGCTTTAATTCATCAACCCAATCACAAACCGTTTCAAAGGTTTCAGTAAATTCTTCACCTTTCACATAAGCATTTGATTTAAGTCCGGCCCAAACCAAAGCATAGCCAGTAGTGGCAGCGATATTTTCCGGATCAATCTTCCCCTGAAAAGTTACAAGTGCGCCCTGGTTAAACTTTAGGCCGCGCTCTTTGCCTCCAATGTCAATTTTAATGTAACTCATTAAGAACCGGTTTTAACTTGAACAAGATCACCCTGAACTTCAATAGTGCAAGTGGAAGCTGAGGCAGAATTTTGTGCGGCAACTGATTTTAGGTCTGAAATAAATCCAGTACCTGTATAAGTGACGTCACCAGCTTCAGGTGTAAGTTTGCCATATTTAAAGCTGATAATCTTCTGGCTTTGCCACAATTCGTGAAGATCGCTTTCGCTTATTTCACCACTATTGGCATCAAGCACATCATTAAAGGCAAATGGAATCTGAATTGAGCGCACGCCTGGGAGTTTTTCAGGGCCACATTTAGAAGCCGCATCAATAACAGTAGTGGTTCTTTCCAATGAGTTTGAAGTAAGACAAACGACCAAATCGTAAGAAACACCTCCGAGTGGATCAATTTGAAGCAATACATCAATGCCGGAAATTTGTCTGCGTAATCCCATTATTTAAATTTTAGGATTTAAAGATAAATAAACCGTAAAATTGAAATCTCAGGAAACGTTCTGAAAAATGGTGTGGTTAAAGACTAAAATTCTGTCAATGTAAACGTTCTGCCGGTCTTGGGAGAAGTTATTGGTAATGTCAGAGGTTAGCCTGGTTTGTATAACCTGGAAGAAAGTGTCTAAAGGAAGTTTGAATTGAGGTGACTTATAAATCCGGTTTAAAACTTCGTTTGCTACGAATTCAACGGCCGTACCGTCGTTATATTTTAAAGAGTTGGTATAGACAGAAACAGTAACGCTTGTTTGAGTAACTGAAGCGCCTTTATTGGATTGGTCATTATTTCGGATGTTGGAGAAAATAATATAAATGCCCGGACTGATAGTTGTGGGTAGTTGATTCCAAAATACAGGAACAGAAACACCTTCATATTGAATTGTGCTAAGAGTAGCATAATAAGCCTTTCTCACGGATACATTGCTACTTAACATTTAATTGAGCTTTTAGATTATCAATCAATTCAATTACATTTTTTTCGTAGGCCGGAAAAAGGAAAGGTTGAGCTTGAATTCCCTCTCTTACTATTTTACGGGCTATAAGATAAGATGCCTGTTTAATGTCCTTACCTGTCGCGATTCCTTTTAATTCAACCCATTTCATTATGGCCAGTAGTAATTCTGCAAATGTTCCTTCACCGGTTCCTATGTGTTCGGCGGCGAATGCTTGCCAATCTTCCGGAAGTGAAGCAACATAAGCTGCTGCAAAACTCTTTGTCCCAAATTCAAGATAAGCGGCATACTCAATATAGGCACCGACTGAAACTTGCATATTGTCAACATCTGGCAGGTAATTTATACTCTCTCTTAATGCTCCTTCATTTACCGGCGCATTTATTTTCGCATCATTAGCCACGCCCTGGCCAAAAGCATTGAATTCATTATTAATTATCCGTTCAATATCTTTTGGATAAGATTTTATTTCTGCAAGAACTTTATCAAGATTTCCTATGGTAAGACTTAAAGGCATTATGACCAGCTTTCTTGTTTAATTGTTGTTGAGGCGTAAATAATGAGATATCTTTTATATGCTGTGTTATCGACTTGCATTTGTTTGATCTTTAAAGTTTGACCTTCGTAATTGATCGTCCAATTCTCCGTTACTTGTGGTCGATACCGAATTGTTATCCGGAAATCTGCAAAGTTTTTATCCTGGCCCTGGTTAATAACATTCCCACCATTTAACCCTTCCACTTTCGCCCAAATATCTGTAAGGCTTTCCGCTAAAACAGGCGTAATGCCACCGCTGTCGCCAGTGGTATAGTCGTAACTTTCAAATGTTACTAACCTGTTTAGTTCGCTGGCGTTTATTTGTTGTCCGTTGTTCATATTATCCTACTCTTCTAAATCTTTGAAGTGTTGCTTTCGCCTGGGGACTTAACGTCAATTCTGCTACAATCCCGCTTCTGGAAATTACTGCACTTTCGCCCCTGTTTTCGTAAAGGTAAAATGTTTGTTGTAAAATCGCAGTTTTTATTCTTTGAGGCGGTAATCCATAGCCGGCAGTGTACATCACAGTTACTTTGCAGTGCGGGTAAATTAATTGAGGGAATAAAATTCCGGATAACTTATAATCGTCCGTAGAAATAACATTCCCGTCATCATCAAGAATGCTAAACAGGTTTATAAATGGACAGTATGGTAAATAAATTCCCCCGCAGCCATTATTGAGAACAGCGGTAACGGTCCGGTTGACAATGCTTATCCCTGTAAAATCTTCGCATTGTTCACGGGCTGCTGTTATTAAGTCAGTTATTATTGAATCATCATCAGTCCCGGTATCAATTTTAGCGTATGCCTTTACTTCTGCAAGTGTCACCGGTTCTACAGTGGGTAGTGATTCGGTGCCTGGTGAGGTGTAAAATATCGTTACCGGTAAAGGTCCAGAAGGAGCGATGGAAAGCGTAATCGTTCCTGTTGAAGCGTCAAAGGTGAATTCCTTTAAAACGGGATTTGAGAATGTTTGTACATAAGCGTATGATATCCCGTCCACAAAAAGTAAATAGATAACCGCATTTACTAAGTCTGAAACTACGAAAGATTGAGTGGTTCCCGTCAGATTTAATACCTGAGCTCCTCCGGATGAAGACGGCCCCTGATCGCTAAACCTGCAATCCAATACGGCATTAAAGTACGCTTTCTTGTTACTGTAAGATTCTGATAAGTACATAACTTAATTTAAAAAAGCCTGCCTGAATTAACAGACAGGCTCTGGTTAGAAAAGTCTTTCTAAGGATTAAGATGCTCCTAAATTCATATAGATAGCAGATTGCGGCATCATAAGGTTTACTTCTTCCATGCACTCTACACGGGCAGTAACTTTATTTTGACGGAAATTCACGCTATCTTCAAAAGAGAATGCGATGTTTAAACCTTCTACTTCAACTCTTTCCAGGTACTCAGAATCGATCATCAACGCGTAATTTGGAGTTACCCATGAGGCACCCACAACCGGAACACCGAAGATGGTAATACCACGACTGTCGCTCAATACTACGCTACCAGCACCAGGATAGTAACCTGTTGAATAAGTATCAGATATTAACCTTGCCAAAGTTGTATTAGAAACAACTACGAAACTAACATTGAAGTCAGTGTCAAGTTGAGCGCCGATCAGAGCAATTAACTGTTTAACATCATCCGGAGAAGTGCCGCCAGATGTAGGACCTGTAGCAGCGCCGGAAACAGTCGTAAAGATGTGGGCGTTTTCTTTTTTGTAGAAATCCCTCAGCAACATCCTGGTTAAAGTACCCTGCATGAAAGGAAGGTTCTTTAACAACTGTTTAGTGAATACCGCAAAACCTGCGATGTAGTTATTAACTGTTTTTACTTCTGTTAATGCGTACTCATTCTGGCCTTTGGTCGCACCGTCAGTCTGTTGAGCGATGTTATTTACTTC